CAACATTAAACAATATACGTGACACATTCTCTAATTGTTCTAAAGTAAGTTGTCTTGCTTTAATTAAAGCATCTACTTCTGCATTTAATTCTTCCACAACTTCTTTAGCATCTCTTTCTTTATCCACCTCCTCAAATACAATATCTCTTTGCGGATGATAGTATAAGAATTGTTGAAGAACAGGATTGTTAGCAGGAACTGTTAAAAAGCCATCTTCAAAAATGATTGGCTCAATTATAAAGTTTCCATCCTGATCATCCTCGAAAGGACTCTTCTGATTAGATGAATATCTTAAAGGTCTGTTTATGTTTTTGTCTTTATCGAAATAAAGTAATGGTGATCTCCTTGTGTGTCTTGTAGGAAGTAAATAAGATAAAGGAGCTGCTTTTTGTTTTAACCTATACTGTTTTGCAGTAGGTGCTTGTTTTTTTGTTTTCATTTGATTTGATTTAAAATTTATAATAAAAAAAGGGAGGGAATTAACCCTCCCCTTATATGTGTTCTTAGTCTTTGAATAAGAAGAAGTTGTTCGCTCCAAGCGTACAAACTGCTCTTTCAGATAAGAAGTTTACTTGCATAAAGTCATCGTCAGAAGTTCTTGCTCCTCCTGCTGAACCTGTAACCCAAGATTTGTATCGTCTGTCTTCTGTTTCAGAAGCTCTGTAACGTACATGAAGAAAAGGACGTTTTGCATTCTTTCCAAGGATTTGATCGTAAACAGAAGTTGAACCTGCAGGAACTAATAGTCCATTGATTCCTACACCTGCTCCTGTGATACCACCTCTCATTGTTGGATCATTTAAGTATTTCCAATCTGTCTTGTAGAAGTCATATCCTCTTCTGAATCCTGAGAATCCTAAGTTAAGAGCCATCTCTTCGTCATTGTCAAATAGTCCGTAAGACGTACCACCTGCTCCGTAAGAATTTTGAGCTGCTAACATATCATCCATATCAAAACTAAACTGACGATTCAAGAAGATAACATTTTCTTCAATAGAACCTTGCTTATCTAATCTTTGAATAACTGCATCAAAGTCAGCTAATGCTACAGGGTTTCCTCCACCCCATACATTACCTCTGTTCTCTACAACATGGAAGATACCTTCAGATCCTATAAATCCTTGTCCTACAGCACCTGATCCTGTTGCAGCAGGAACTGCTTCAATCATTGCTGTTTCTAGGTAATCCTCAAAACGTAGTCTTGTTTCATGTTCAGACTTTAAATACCAAAGGTATCCTGTGCCTCCATCTTCAGTTGAAATTTCAATCCATCCGATTTGAGCCATATCAGAACCTGATACTTTATAAGTGTCTTTGATAATGATAGGATTGTTAGCAAAGATATAGTCATCCGCCTCAAGGCTTCCTGACATTCCTGCTGTTCCTTTCTTAAATTCAGAACCATATATAAATAGAGTGTAATCAGCATTAGCAATTCCTGTACCTGCTACTGCTAAACCTGTACCTTCATAAAAATGTAAGGTAGCTTGTTTGTTAGCTAAGTCAGTGCCTGTAACTACTGCTTTGTTACTTGCACCCCCTGCATTTGGAACTAACATAACTGTTTGTCCAACTCTAAGAGCTATACCATTTGTAGCGTTGAAAGGAGTACCTGCTGTTGTTCCGTTTGGAGTTACTAAGCCTGCAGGGACAGCATCGTCATTAATTTGTATATCCATAGTATTTAATCCGGTACCTGCGGCTGCCGCTCCTACTTTAGTATATTTTATATGTAATCGTCCTTGCTCCGCCCATTTTATTTGGTCTGAGTTTGAAGGCATCTCTGCTCCTACCATTCTAAGGAAAGATGCGATTGTTCTATTACCATATCTTTCAAATTCTTTTTCATAAGTATCAGGTAGATACTGATTCAAGAAATTAAAATTGGTAATGTAGTTTGTTGATGTTGGGACCTGTTGTGCACTTGGTTGTAAGTCAAATCCCGGTGTTGATAAAACTGCCATTTTTTTTAATTTTTAAATTGTTTTTATTTTCTTTTTATACTTCTAATTTTAAGCCCTCGTCCTGAATCAGGATTCATAGCTTTAATTTGTAATCCCCCTTTGTTAACAGTCTCAGGTGATTTGCGTGTTGTCATGTTGACATTCTTTTGTTTACGCATCACTCCGTCTACCGCTTCTGATTTACCTTGCTCATAAAAGAACTTAGCAAACCTCTCAGGGTTCATAGCTATAGATAGTGCTCGGTGGTATCCTGTCGCATCCTTCATTAGTCCATTTTCATCCAAGTATTTATTTACAAAATTCATTGGAGTCATCTGTGACTTCTTTAGTTCTGCTGCATCTGCAGGAGAGTAAGTAACGCTTCGGTCATCTAACTTGAACTCAAAACCTTTGAACTCATTGTCAAACACTTCATCTGTCTTCTTTACGAACCACTCGCTCTTACGCTTGTTCTCCTCTTCATACGACTTTGCATTGTCTACATATTGCTTGTACTCTTCTAGTTGTTTCTTGGCTTCATCAGACATTCCAACCGTACTTGACTCAAGGGGTTGTTTATACATTTCCTTCCGCTCATTGAAAAACTTCTTAGCCTTTGCAATTTCTTTTTTCTTTGATAGCTTCATTTTCTTGATGTCTTTCTCGTCATCAATTTCTTCGTCATACGAAAACTCATCTACCATATCTTCTACATCTTCTCGGTCTAAACCTTCTTCTGTAGCCATATAGTATTCAGCTAACAAATG